CCTATATATGACTCTTTATGAAATCTTGAGCACTTTCATTATACCATTTTGTTGACCTCAACAAAACGATTATTTCGCTCCTTTTGTTTTATTTAATCAAATTCTATTTATTTTCTCTTAAACTTTCAAAATTCTATGCAAATAAGCGAATTAGCGGGGCTTTTACCCCGCTTTTTTCATTTTTTCACCACTGGCATTCTACCCTTATTGTCGATTTCCAGACCAACCGCTTCGCAGAATTCTCTAATATCCGGATATACTTTTCCATCCTTCCGAATCAGTTTCATTGTTACGACTTTTCCAAACACCTCAACCTTATCTTTCTCTACCACTTCATCATCCCTCATTTCGTATTGAAATACATCCTCGACCAACAACCAATGTGTGAATTTATTGCACCGCAGGGGGACTTCTCGCACGCCGTAGGCACTGCCATCCGCCGCCACATAATACGGGTGTCCATTTCGCATCCCGGTGTATACCCCGATATGCCCCTGCATCCAGACCAACGCCCCGATGGGTGCCTTTTCGATGGTGGAAATGGGGTTGATTTTGGTTGCCCTCGCCTTCCACTGGCCCGAACCGAGCGTCACGCCGCACGCCCAAGAAATCAGACCGCTGCAATCCACGCAGACCTTGCCGATTTTATCCCTATCGCTCAGCCAGACCATTTTTCCGTAGGTGTTTTTCAGAAATTTATAGTTCTGCTCCGTCATAACCTTACCCTTCATGCCGTAAACATACGGTGTGCCGATTTTGGAACGACAGAAGGCTACCAATTCTTTGCCCGTCATTTTTTTCGCCATGTAATCACCCCTTTACAAGCTCTCTGACCGTTTTATTTTCCTTCAGCAGCTTTCGCATTTCCTCCAGTGCCTCATCCACCCACAGAGAGAAGGTGTCGAAGGATACCGCCATAGCCAATGCAGGGAACCGCTGGATAAATAAATCATAGGTCTGCCGCAGCTTCAGCTTCCCTGTGCCGCTGCCCAACTCCGCCTCTGCCTGCGTGACCGCCCACAACAGCCATTCCTTCACCCTTTCTCTCTGCTCGGATGTTGGCATTTTCAGAAACCGCCCGATGCACACACCGACCATCCCTGCAACCGCCATCAACGCAACCACCAAATACCAATTTTCCATTAAAAACATTATTCATTCTCCCTTCCTTCCTCTCGCCGCTTCCTGCGTTCCTCTGCTCTGCGTTCTGCCCGCTCCACGCCTTTATCGTACAGCTTCATCAGACCGCAGATACCCAACTCCGTACCGAACACACGATGCGTACTATCAACCACGGCGCTTACATCGTGGTCAAAAGCACCTAATACCATGCCTGCAATCGTGATTGCCGCACAAAACAGCAGCGAGTATATCACAATGCTGGACATGGTATCATCGTTTATCTTTGGTGGGAAACGAATCCGTCTGCGTTTTTTCATCATAAACCGCCGCCATTCAGCAGAAATCCCAAAACAGCACCGACAACCACCGCAATCGCCTTATCAATCAATCCATCCCAACGCTTTGCAGGCTTGGAAACCAGTTGCTTCACATCGTCCTTGATTTCCCCTACATCCGTTTTGATATGCTCCTGCTCGTTCTGCAGAACCGAAAACGCATTTGTCAGCTCCTCCAGATTGTCCTGCCGCTTCTCCATGCGGTCAATCCTCTTGTGTGCGGATTTCGTGCTGTCCAGTGCCTCCTGCACCATTTTTTCAATGTTTTCCATAAACCATCCCCCCTTATCCCTGCACCTGTGCCGCTGTGACATGGTGCGGATTGTTAAAATCGTTCAAATGCTGTTGGAGCAGTGTCATAACCGATGCCGCATTGATATACGCAGAGGACGCAAGCGAACCGCTTTTCACGCCACTGGTAACGGATGCCGCAAGCGTGGGGATGAAGTCCCCCAGCTCCACCTCGTTGTACTGCTCCAAAAGGCAATCCCATTCGTAGGAAATAACCTTCGCCTGCTTCTGAAAGTCCATCCTCGTATTGATAACTGTCACCATATCCCCCAGAAAGACCTCCTCCAGAACGGCATACTCCCGATATTCCACCGTCCTTTCCAGTGCCACAAAGTCCACCTTGATGTTAATGCTCGGAATATCGCAACCCTCATCCAGCAGCTTTTGCGCCTCTGCCTGCACCTCGGAAATGCTCTTATTTTCCTCTGTCAGCGTATGGATTTTCGGGTAGATATAATCGCCCAGATGGGGGCTTTCGAGCGTTACACTGCCGTTCTTGCCGTAGCAGATAATGCGCGTCTTGACCTCCGATTCATCCTCCGTCACCTCAAGCCCGACAAGGTTTTTTCCATAGCGGATGGAAACGCCCCTGTCCTGCCCCAGAGCCGCCTTGACGGACACCCGAAAGCCATCCCGCAGCAGCTCGCCGCCGTAGCCCTTGACAAACGAGGTTGCTTCGTCATCATCCGATAGCAACGCCTGTACGGGATTCATACGCCCCGTAGCCATTGTGCCTGTCAGTGAAATATCCGTATCAAAGGAAAAGGGCATGGGATACGCAAACGCCGCCTGTAGCGCCGCCAGAGCCGATCCTGCCGTACCGCTGTGGCTGATTGGTTCGCACTGGTTGTCCAGTAAATCATAAAAAATATGCCTTGCGTTGACCGAAATTTCCTTCATGGTCGGCTTGACGTAGTAAATGCGGAACGGCTGTATCCCTCTGGGCGTGGAGGCGTAGAGAATCCTCCCACGCTCAATGCGTTTCCACTTGCCGCCCTCATCGTATGGGTGCTTCAGCTCCAGTTCATACGCCCCGTTTAATTCCTCCGTTACAATACAAGAGCCGGGAACCAATGTCCCCAGCCCGATTGTGTCAAATGTCTTTGCCGTTTTTTCGTGAATGGTAATCATAACATCACTCCATCATACCGACCAATTCCTGATACTGCTCCTCTGTGATTCTGTTCGCCATCAGAAATACATCTAATTTGTTCAGCATATCCTCTTTTTCGTATGCACCCTTTGTAATCAGTTTTTTCAATCTTGCGTATGTCATGTTTCATTTCTCCTTTCAAATTTCCAGTTCCTTCATGCAAACCAAATAGTCTACATTGATTGCTGTGTCTAAAATTGCCTGTTCGGTTTCTGTGAGTTGCGGTTCCGGGGTGGGCTCTGGTTCGGCAGAAAACGCCTCCCACGCAGAAGTTTCATAATTCCAACGCTGATTTTCCACAGAAAAGACATCCGGAACCCAAATCATATTTTCTTTCTGAATGATACTATTAAGATAGCTCTCACCAACGATATAGCCATAGCCATCTTCTCTTTTTTCAATCTGAATATGCCTATAATTCATTTCTGCCCCTCCTTATGAAAATTCTACTAATTGCCATCTGAAATATACAGCCCTCGATTCCGTTGCATCACAAGAAACTTCCAGCTTATCTTCTATCACTTTCGCATCGACAATCGTTATACCGTTATATAAATAATCCGGTAAATCTATATAGGTTCTTGCCGGATTCACTGCACCTACAGGAATTGTGAATGCTGTCAAACCCGAACCAATAGTGCCGTAATAACTTCCGCGCTGTATGCTTTTTACAAAACTTGAAACCGTTTCTATTTGATAATCCATAGATGCAACACAGAATTCAGTTTTGCTGCTATAACTAATAGTCATAGGTACACCTGCCGATACACTAATAAGTGCAGTATATAATGTGTTTCCGCTATCATACGCGCTACAATTTATACTAGTTGTCCTCCCGTTGATGCTGATACTAGATAGTTTACTTGAAAAAAGCAGCATCATTGTGCCGCTATATTGGGGTGTAACAGTTAATGCATAAGATGAATCACTATTTTTCGCACGCACATTTTCTAAAAGAAAATAATACACTGGTCCTATTGAATAGCTGCGATTATTATAACTATTCGTTCCTCGTATTTTAACATTCTGACCTTTTGTGAGGTTTATAAGAACGTACTTATCTGTGTGTGAAATTGTTTCCCCATCTACCAAAAATGTCCAGTAGCCATTACTACCACTAGTATAAACATAAAACAAATACACCCCCGTTTGTTCTACAACAAAATCAGCAGCATCAATGGTCGTTCCGTAAGAAGAACTAGAAGATGTATCTGATTTCAAGACAACCTTCGCAATATCTTCTTTGCGACCAACTGCCACCGTTGTTTCTGTTGTCAGCAAATCATGAATATATTTATCCAACGGCTGAAACGCAGCCGTTCCGGCTTTAGAGCTTAACATCTTATCAAGAGATTTGAAATACTGTGTCTTTAAGGTGCTGTTGATGGCAGATTTAATGTAGGTTTCCATTGCAGCACCCACATCCCCACGCCCTGCCAAGGTTTCCAAAATCCCCCAGAATGTATCCACGCCGTACTCTGCCGCCTTATCCCCGGGTTCGCCAAAGGTTGTGGCAATCTTGTGCATGGTATCCAGTGCATCTTGAATTTCCTGAAACAGCACCACCAGAACGCCATATTCGTTCTCGCTTTCCACCGCATCCGTCCAAGGAATCGCCGCCGTTACATAGATTTCAAACACCTGCGTAGACAAAATCTGACCGCCTGCGTTCCATACGGAAATCTGCGCCTCGACCGCCTTTGCCTCGGAAAGAATTTCATTCGTCAAGGCAAATTGGCATCTGCCCTCGGTCGCATCCGTCACTTCCCCCTGATTAAAAAATGTGCTGCCGTCCGCCTTTCTGAATGTGATACGCACCTGCTCGCCTGTCAGATTGATTGGCACACCGTTTTCATACAGGCATACATCCAAATATCTGGATTTTGTATCATTCTGCACAGGGCGAATCCCAATGCTGTTCGGCTTTTTGTTCACATCAATTTCCAGCCGATTATACGTTTTTGCCATTTTTTCCACTCCTTTCTGTTTTCCGCATCAAAAAAGCACATCCGTTTTATTTTCAGATGTGCCTTTCTTGACAGAATATCTTTCTTTTGGTATCATAATAATAAGAAAAGGATTACCGCTTTTGGAAGGGCGGTCAGTCCGAATGGTTTTGGAAAGACCGTCTAACTTCTGTTAGGCGGTCAATTTTTATTTATCCCCTGTTTTTACACAGGGCGATAATAGCTACGATGAGCATACCGAATTGAAATAAATCCGAATATGTAACACAATTCATAGCATCACCCCCTTTTCAGAGAGTGACTGAACCGCCAAGCGATAATCCTCGCTTACAGCATACCATAAATTTCATTTTTCGACAACTACAGCCATCTCCAACGGGGCTGTATTTTTATTTTGCTGACATTTCCCGTCCAGCGGATTTCGTTTTTCCCGACCTCAAAGCGAGGGAAATCCACACCGCCGTATTTACCGTTTTGGTTGGCGTTTCCCTTGAACACCTCCATCATCTCACTGTCAATGGTAATGCTTTCCTGCACGTTCCGCAGTGGGTAGGAATTGCCGTTGATGTTCAGCGTAATATCCCCACTGCCGTAAACCGTAATCAACGGCTCACTATAGACTGTGCCGCTGTTGCGGATGGTGGTCGGGGCGGTCAGCTCCAAAGCATCCCCTGCGGCATTGACGCTGTATTTGAAGGGCTGTGTATCCAGAATGACCTGAAATTTCTGGAACACACGCATCATCTGGGCGATACTGATTTTATTTGCAATCGTTACGCGGTAAACCTTATCCGGTTCTGTTGAAAATGTCATTTCTCCGCTGCCGACAAGCCATGCTGTGATTTCGTCCAGTCTTGCACGCTTAATCAATGCACATTCCATCGTCCTGTCATAGCTTTCATAGACACCCTCATCCGTATGCAAAGATCCGTTTCGCCCTGCCACGGTAATGCTCTCTACTCGCCGCTCCGCACGCACCGTTTCCGGCATAGCGGTCACGATAACGCCCATTTCTCTGCTGTCAACGCCTTTGAATGTAAACCATGCCTCATGTATCATTTGTTACCACCTCTCCCTGCGCTTTGCTGTCTGCGGAGAAACTCGATCTGCTCTGCGACAACTCTTGCTTCTCTTTCGCTTTTCACACTGTCGATATGCACATTGATGTCCCCGTAGGTGTAGGTCTGGGATTTGCTAATGCCGCCCGTTGCCGTTTCCGTTCTGGGCGGACGCGCAACTGCGTCCATGCTGTTCTGTACCGTCCGCATCACCGATTTCATTTTATCTTTGATGCCGATTTCGTAGCCCTCCATGGAATACTCGCCGAAGCCTTCAAAAACCTTAGATGGCGAATGAATGTCCAGTTTAGACTTCGCTTTCGCAATCGCCGCCGCTACCACTTCTGCAACTGCCTGAATTACGCCACTCCTTCCGTTCTCAATACCATCGGCAAGCCCTGCCATCATCATTTCTCCAACATTGACATACTCAACACGAAAGCCCGTCATAACCTCGACAAGCCTCATTTCAAGTGCCTGCACATATTCCGTCAGAACAGGCTCCTGCGCCTGCAAAGAGGCAACAATCTGTTGCATGGTTATCCCCTGCGTATTTTGGCTTGCATTCGCAACAGCTCCGGAGACAGCACTTGTGGCATCCGTTTTACCGCCGGCAGCCATGCCTTCCGTAAAACTTTTTGCCGCTTCTGTCCCCGCCTGATACAGTTCATCCTTGACCTCTCCAATGGTCTGCGGCAACTTTTCGGTGTAGTTCTTCTCCAGTGCGTCAAACTCGCTTTGATAGAATTTTTTCGCCGCATCTGCCGCCAACTGCTGTTTTTCTTCGTATTTTTGGATGTATTCCTGCAATTTCACATCAGACATACGAGAGAGCTTATCCATGTAGTCCAGTGCATCATCCACGCTCATTGCGGAGATTTCACTCATTAAGCCCCCGGACAAGCCTTTTGCCTGCATTTCTTCAATCGCATTGCTGTATTTCTGAATCTTTCTGATTTCGGCATCCAGATCCCCAAGCTGGAATATCTCCTTATCATCCTCCGTTTTCACGCGTTCAAACAAAGAGCCGTAGTCGGCCAGTTTTTCCTGTAAGCTGGTTTGCTTGCTTTCAATCTTGGAAAGTGCCGATTCATATTCCTTCTGAAAGGTCTGCAACGCAGAAAGCCGCTCCTTCAGCTTTTTCTCCTCTGCTGTTTTTGTGGCATCCTCCTGTTTTTTATTCCAGTCGCTTTCCAGTTTTGCAATTTCTTCCTGTATCTTCTGCCGATTCTTCTTTTCTGCCTTTTTCAGCTCCGCACGCTTTTTCGCAAGGTTGCTCTCGTATTCCCTCAATTCCTCGGCGGCTTTCTTTTCCTCTGATTTCTTCTGTAAGGTTTCAATTTCGCTGTTGGTTTTCTCTAATTCGCTTTTCAGCACATCCCCAACCTTACGGGCAGTTTTCTGTGCGAAGGCTACCATGGAATCCATCCCCGCTGCCGCCTCCGCAATGTCCTCTGCCATCTTTTCAGCCGCTTCGACCGCCTCTCCTGTGCCATCCTCGATGCCGACAGCAACACCGGCAGGAATCTGTTTGCCGACCTCATCACGCATGACGCGGGAAGGGGAATGAATATCAAAGAACTTTTTCAGGGTTGAAGCCGCAGATGAACCAAGTTTTGTAGCCGCTGCGACCACTTTATTGATTGCCCCTTTTGAAAGTAGACCATTTGCAAAACCCTTTGTACAATTTTCAGCAACACTCTCCATTTCGGATTCCGCTTTTTTCATTTCAATAAGCCCTTTATCCTTCATAGTTACAAGTGCATTTGCATATAGCACAGCATTTTCATCTACTCCGGCTTTCAACGCCTTCGGGACTTCCCTGCCCGCATCCGCATACGCCTGTACCGCATTCAAAAAATCATCCTTCGTGGACATTAAAGCATCCAATTCCGCCTGCCCGATATCATAACCTGCATCCTGTGCCATTTTCAATCTGGTTGCAAAATTTCTCGATGTGACTTCCAGTTGCTGATCCAGCTGATCCTTTGTTTCATCTGTCACTCTTTGCTGTTGATATACATACTCATTCAGCCCGTTTTTAATTTCTTCCAGACTGTTAGACTGACTCAAAGTCAAAAGGCTGTTATATTCATCGATGTCCTGATAGGAGCTGCGCAGGATGTCGGCCTGCTCTGTATAAAGCCCCTCCATTTCCGCAAGGTCATCCTTTACCTGCTGCAAAGCAGACATGGCTTTTGTCTGTTGCCCTGTACTGCCGTTCATCAGCGCGTCTTGAAGCTCTTTCTCCTTTTCAATCAGCTCCTGTTTTTTTGTGGCAATATCATCCTCTAGAGTTATAAGGTTCTGCATTGCCTCTGCTTGGTTCTGGATTGCCGCCGTATAAGCCTCCTCTTTTGCGTTCAAAAGGGCATTGACACGCTTCTTTTCCATTAGCAAATCCAGATTATCAGCTGTCTGCACATACGCCTGTCCTTCCTTTTCCGTCAGAGAAATTGCATTCGGAATCACACTGTTGATTTGCTCCGCCAGAGCCTTTGCCCTGTTTTCGTAGCCATCCTTTACCTGTCCGTTTGCATCGCAAAGCTCCTGCAGCTGACGAATCAGGCTGTCTGTGTAATCCATTTCAGAAAGAGATTGATTGATGCTTTCCTGCGCCGTTTCCTTCATGCTCTTGCGTGCCTCTGCCTGCTGATTGATGGAATCTGTTGTTTCCTCCAGACGCTTTCGGAACTCGCGCATCCCCTCGCTTTCTTCCTCTGTCGCAGAAAGCAGAGAAACCAGCCCAATGGTCAATGCTGCCGCACCTGCAATCAGAAGTCCGAGCGGACACGCCGCCACCACAGCATTATAGGCAGTCTGTGCCGCAGTCATGAGGGCAATCTTTCCTGTTACCACGCCAACCACAAGCTCTTTTGCGCTCAGCGTAGAGGTCAGCAGTAACTCCGCATTTCGATTGACTGCCAAAGCCGCTGTATAAACACGCACTGCCTTTTCCGCCGCCTGCCAGCTTTTCACCACAGCAGAAAGACTTTGCACTGCCTTAAAGGTTCCGATTGCCGCCGCCGCTGTCAGCGTTACATTCTTAATCTCCTTTGTGTGTCTGAGCATAGCCGCAAGGGCGTTGATTGCCTTCGGCAGAGCCTTCACCGCCAGAGCGGTTGTTTCCTCCATGAAATGCCCTGTGCTTTCCGCAAGGTTATCCACACTTTCCGAGAGTTTTCCACTCCGCAGATTTCTTGCAACCTCATCCACCGATGTGATAGCGGTTTCCGCAGCCTCTTTCATAGGGGTTTCAAATTTTTCATAGACCTGTATACCAAGCCCTTCCAGACCACTGCCGAGAATCGTCATCTGCCCCTTGAGGTTGTCCATCTGCACATCTGCCATATCCTGCATGGCACCGCTGCTGCTCGCAATGGATGCAGAAAGATTATCAAACTCCGCTCCACAACCCGCAAGCATTGCCTCCGCACTTTTCAAATCTACTTTATTGAAAATATCGTTCAGTACGTTTGTTTTTTTCTCTTGACTCATGCTCTGCATTGCAGCGTCCAGCTTTTTGAAGGTTTCATTCAGAGGATTCAGATTCCCTTCCGCGTCAAATGCAGACACACCAAGGCTTTTCAGCGTTGCCGCCGCTTTATCTGTCGGTGCGGATAAGGATAAAATCATGTTTCTCAGAGCCGTACCGCCCTCTGCACCCTTGATACCTCGGTTCGCCAGAACACCGAGAGCCGTATTCAACTCTACTGTGCCGCCTGCAAGGTTCTTCGCCGTACCGCCAACGGTCAGAATTGCTTCGCCAAGCTGTGCCACGCTGTAGTTCGCCTTACTGGATGCCCTTGCCATCTGGTCTCCGAACTGTGTCAGATTATCTGCGCTCGCCTCGATGCCCAGAGCCGCCATTGCATCTGTCGCAAGGTCAGAGGCATACGCCAAATCAAGTCCGCCTGCCGCCGCCAGATTCAGCACAGAGGGCAAAACCTCTGCGGATGTGCCTGCGTCATACCCCGCCAAGGCAAGATAGTTCAGAGCCTCCGCCGCCTGCGTGGCTGTAAATTTTGTAGTTGCGCCTGCATTTTTCGCCGCCGTTGCCAGTGTTTCATAAGCCTCACTGCCGTTGTGGATTTCCGAAACGCTCATTCCCATGGTTGCCGCTACTTGCGACATGGATTCCTCGAAGTCGCTCCCGACCTTGATTGCCGCTATGCCAAGCCCCGATAACGTACCCACCGCCGCCGCTGCCGCAGAAACCGCCGCTTTCATTGCAGCTTTCAAGCGGGCGGAGCTTTTTTCGGTCTTGTCTAAATCCTTTGACAGTGCATCCGAGCTGTTCCCCAACTCCTGCATTTCCTGTTCCATACGGTTCATTTCCGTGGTTGTGCGGTTCATCTGGGTTTGCAGGTCATTCACAGTCTTAACCTGTCTATTGTAGGCATCCTGCGCCTTTCTGGCCTCCTCACTGTTCTCCCCGAATTTCTGCTTTGATTTTTCCAGCTCATCCGACAGGGTTGCAAGCCTTGCCTTTGCACGCTCGCTCTGGTTTTGCAGCAGCTTCATTTTCTCCGCCGAGGCATTGAGGGAACGCTTTAAAACATCACCCTTTGCCGTTACCGCACCTTCGCTGTTCTCCATGCCCGAAAACGCAGAAACTACGGATTTCATTTCACTGCCTAAGTTTTTTAATTGGGAATTGATTGCCGCCAAGCTCGACCGAAACGCCGCCTCGCCGTCAATGCCAATCTTTGCACCAATATCCGTTCCCATTCCGCCACCTCCTTTTTTTGCATGAAAAAAGCACCCAAATGATTTGAGTGCTTTCTGATTTCTTTGTATTTAATTTAAAAGTGTGCTTATCATTGCATCCGTCTGATACATGTCATTATCCTTGCGTGTGTATGTGTATTTTACGGCTGTGTCCGTTTCGGAATAATAAGGTACTTTACAAAGAATTGTAACCTCGCTGACATTTTTCAATTCTTTTCCTATTCTTGCCGCAAAATCTTCACTGTACATAGCCAACATTTTCTTTGTTGTGTCCTTTGAATTTTTTGTATTCCAGGTCAATTCCATCAAAATAATATAATCATTTTCCGCATCCGTTCCTAAATTTTCATTGACAAGGATATTAGAAACAGTAGCAGATTTATAATTTTCTGCACATATTGCTCTTGCACTGTTTTCTATTATTTTCTGCTCTGTCATTGTGCTTTGCTGCGATTGATTCGTCTGCTCTCTTTCCGTTTCTTCCAGTCCATCAGCGTAGCCATTATCCATCATCATAGACATAGCAATCTTTTCAATATAATCTTGACCGCCATAATAGCACGCCGGGGCTTGCAAAACATCACTGTACCCCGCATATTCCGCATAAACACACACCTTTTCTCCTACCTTTGGAACAGCAAAATATTTTTGCAGAACTTCCTCTGTAAAGCCTCCGTATTCCACGCCTAACATCATTAACAGCAAACTGGGGTCAACAATAGAAACCTCTCCGACATCCGTCTTAACGGTAAAAGAGCCGATACTCATACCTTCTTCGCCCTCTGTTACCTCACTTTCTGTTACCTCACCCTCAATCTTATACAATTCGCCTTCCAAGCCGTTTTCGCTTGCAGGCGTTGTATAAATGATTTCTGGCGGTTCACCAAAATTGGCGGTATCTACAAAGGCATCTATGTGTTCCGGATACACCTTGACCTCATTGGTTTCCTCTGTCTCTGTTTCTGCCTGTTCTGTTCCGCACCCTGCGGCAACGCCCATCATCAAGCAACCACATAATAAAACAGCCAAAAATTTTTTCATACTACCCCTCCTGTGTCATATCGTGCCATTTTTCTAAAATTTATCACATAACATGACGTATATCAAGAATATTTTCACGATTTTACACAAAATCCATCAGCCGCCAGAATTCCGCTTCCTCCTGTGCCTTGGATTTTTTCATTTTTGCGCCTTCGTTTCTAATCTGCTCCACAGCAATCAGGTCGCACAATTCGCCAAAGGGAAGGGCGTATGCTGTCTCATAGGACAGCCCGATTTTCAATCCGTACCAGATGCACCACCCGACATCTGATTCTGTCGAGTGGTCTCCGCGTTTTTTCCTTCTTCGTCTTCTGTTTCAATTCTTCTTTCACTGCCATCCGCAATCGTTTCAAAGATTTTAGTCTGCATATCCAGAAGGTCATCCATGCCGCACAAATCATAAAGTGCATCATAGCTCAGAGGGGGCGGCGTGCTGATGCCTTCCACCTTGGCATATTTTGCCCCTGCATCCATCATGGCAGACAGCAACCAGAAGCTCTCATCCATTTTCTGCACCTCTGTCCCCTCCGTCAGCGCCTTCCCGATATTTTCCGCGCTCTCGTAGCGTTCCGAACAAGCACGCATCACGCGAGCGGAAAAGCACAGCAGATATTCCTTTTTGTTAATTTCAATTTTCGCCGTTCTCATACGTTTCTTCCTCCGTTTCCTCCGTCAGATTTACCGTTTCTTCTCCCCCGTCATGCGCGGCTGTCATGACGGCATTCATTGCTCCCCCGTAATACCGAGGAATTTCTTAATTGCCGCCTCTGCGTCCGCCTCGCTGTCCATAGGGGAGGAAATCATCTTCCACGGGTGTCCTGCGGCATCGCTGCGCAGAATACTACCGCTGATTTCAGGTGTCCCCCATTCGACCTTTTCGCCCTGTGTGGTGAAGGTGTCGTTAGGGTTAGTCGGCTGAATCTTCGGCAATACAACCGCCTGCCACTTGGTTGCACTGTTTTTCTGGATTTTCACAACTGCGCCAAAGCCAAGGTAGGGTGTTTCCTGCTCATCATTCCAGATGTACCATTTTGCATCCTTGGTGCTGACATCCGATCCCGTCATTGCCTGCTCGATAATACCCAATACCCGCAGCATAACATCAGGCAGCAAATCATCCGTTGTCAGCGTCCATGTTCCGCCTGCAAAGGTATTCGCACTCTCCGCAGGTCCATTGTCTGCATAAAGGATATTATCATCCGCGCCCTCCAATTCAATGGAAAGCTCTACCGCCTTGCCCATCAGCGCGCCGCCGCTGTAGGTCACTGTTTCGCCTGTGTTGCTGTATTTTGCAAAATAAGGTTTACTCAAGCCAATCTTTGCCATATTTCCCTCATCCTTTCATCGTTCTTTTGATTTCCGTTTCAAATACTTTTTTCATTTCTGTCTCCGCCTTTGGCTTCGCCGTTTTCAATGCCTTTCGTACAAAGGGCGTTTTCTGAGAAAAACTTGTGCCGCTTTCCGCAATTCTGGCAATCAGCGCAAGGGGCTGTCCCTGCGGATACTTCGGTGTTCGGATGTCACTGTAGCCTGTAAAGCCGACAAGCGTATCAATCCTGTCCCCCTCCGATTGGAAGGGCGCAACGCCCAGACCCTTTGCAAGTGCTGCCTTCTGTTCATCCGTAATTCCCTTGAGGTAATGCCCTGCACTGCGGTCATTGTCGGTTGGCAATGCCTCCACAGCGGAGCGGATTTCGTCCGCCGTCACGCCTGCGCCCTCATAAAGCGCCTTTTTCGTGATGCCGTCCGCGCTTTGCCGCAGCTTTTCCAACTGTGCTATGTAGCCATCCAAGCCTGTGAAAGTAAGCTTTGCCATCAGAACACCTCCCAGACCCATTCGTAATGCGTAAAGCCTGTTTTCTCCTCATACTGCACGCTGTTTAATTCCCACGCAATATATGGGGATGCGTCAAAAGCCGCCTCCAGCTCCTCTTTCCATGGGTCAAACTCCTGCTTGGTAAAAAGGTCTGTTGTGCCTGTAACGGCTTTCTCTGCATGGGTATCGTCCGCAGTCAAGTCATTCGTGCCGTCCTCCTGCCAAACAAAATATCGGTCGGACTTCATGGTTCTTCCGTGCCGCACCGCATCCGTCACGGCAAGGTGTGCCGCTATGATATGCTCCTGCCAGCTCATGCCATCACCTCAAATTCCTGTTCGATTTTCGCAAGTGCCAGATCCACGCAGGGCGGATAAATCTCCATGACCTTCTGCACCGTATCAATGCGGTATTGCTTTCCTTCCAGAAGTGCAACATCCTGCGGAGAAACCGCCCCTGCAGCAGGTACCCGAATCACGCGCACAATCTCCACCTGTGCCTGCTTACTCTGATAAATGCGGTTAATGCCAAGTCTTTGTTCCGCAAAGCGCAGCTTTATTTTTTCTGTCAGCTTTTCCTGCGGCGCATAGCCTGCCTTTGCCGCATCGCAGACAGTGCAGATTGTCACAATCCCGTCATTGAACGCCTGCGTAATTTCATGCTTTGGTCTGTTTGGTGCTTTCCGCATACTCTCTCACCATTCTTCCGTTCTGCATATTCAAAATCAATGCCATGTAGTTGTTTTCAAATACGTCCAGTGCCTCATCTCTGGCGTAGCGTACAAATTCCATCATCAATGTACGGGGAAGTCCGTCCGCATCATATTCCAGAACACTACCACCCTTTTCGTTCAGATATGCCATGGCGGCGGCAATAAAGCCACGAATCTTGTTATCCGTGGCTTCATCGTCCCATGTAATATTCAGATGGTTTTTGACATCTGCCAGAAGCTCCGCCGGAATACTCTGCCGCTGCATCAGGATTTTGTCACAGTGACGGTATAGGCTTTGGTGGTTGTGCCGTCAGCCGCCGTTACAGTAACCTTAACGGTATTTGCGCCTTCCTTCCATGTCGCCGCAGAGCCGTTGTCTACCTCCGCATCATTTGCCTGTACGCTGATTTCCGCGCCTGCATCAGAGGGTACTGCCGTAATGGTGTTGGTTGCGTTTGTGGTTGCCGCTGTGTAGGTTGTGGTTTCCTTCGCAAACGTAGTGGACAGGCTCAGACTGCCAATCTTCAAGTCAGACAGTGTCGCATCATTGGAAACCTCCGCAGCAGTTACCTGCTCCACCTTATAGGTCAGCGGCTTGAGGTCTGCAATATCCAGATACAGGAAGGCGTTGTTATCCATAGGGAAACCGTTTGCATACAGCTTCACCAGATAAACCCTGTTATCCTCCAAGAACTGATACTGGTCGGAATAATCAATCTTTCCCTCTTTGCTCATGCCTGCCGCCGCAAAGTATTTCTTACCCAGACCCAGAACCGCCTCTCCACGGCTCAGTGCCGCAGACTGGATAATTGTCATGGGATAAGGCACAACATCATTGCGATAGGTGCCATCGGGAGCCATTACCGTTGTTGCAGGCATCACCCTCTGGAAATAATCCTGCGGATTGACAATCAGAAGGACATTCTCCACCGCTCTTGCCTTCCCATTGGGATCTGCCGCAATCAGAGAAATCAGATTGCCGACCGTTTTCACGGAAAGGTCATTTACCTTGATTTTCTCCTTTGCGGGATAAACGCCGCCTGTGACGGTAACGCCATCGCCTACCTGACGCATCATGCCGATAGGCTTTTCATGTCCATCCCCCTTGACAATGCCTGCCTCCAGACCATTCGCCAGTGCTTCATACAGAATCTGTCTAACGTAATTGTCCAGCCATTCGGGGCCCAAGTCCAGCATCGCCTTGCAGACAGGCAGGAAGGCGGACAGCTTCAGCAGGGTTGCATTGACTTCCTTGAAGCCGGAAAGCAGCTCCTTCACAATCGTATCCGTCAGTGCGCCCCACTGCGCCTCCTGCCGTCCGTTGGTGTTCATCAGCATCTTGATTGCGCCGCCTGTGGACAGGAATCCGATATGGGACAGCAGAGGGTGCGCCTCCCTCAAATCATCGAATACGGAATCAATCACCGTTTCGGGCATCACAACATCCAGATTTGCCAATGCCTGCTTAGGGTCTGCGGCACGCATTGCCTCGCCCAGCTTCTGGTAATACTGCTTTTCCTGAGAGGTCAGCTGGCGCACACCACGGGAGGTCAGTGCCCTGCTGTCATTCTCCTGTCTGAGCTGTTCGATTTTGTCCTCATAGTCCTGCTTGATGTCCTCGCCGATGCACGCCATCATGTCATTCATGGCGGCGGCAAAGCCCTCCTTGTCATCCTGCTGCAACGCTGTCTGCATTGCCTGTCTGATTTCTTCTCTTGTTTTTGCATCATTGTGTTTCATTTTCTATCACTCCTTTATTTTTCTGCATCAAAAAAGCCGTTCAGCATCGCCATGATACTGTTCGGCTCTTCCTTCTGTTTTGGTTCTGATTTCGGATCACGCTCTCCTTCTCCGATACGCGGCTCTGTCAGCTGGCGCAGCTGTGCCACAAGGCTTTTCTGCATTTCAATCCGCTGCTGTACGTTCAGATTTGCTTTCTGCATCACGCCTGCAACCTTGGCAGGGTCTGCATCCTCCTCCGCAAATCTGTCCGCCAGACCGTATCTGATGCAGTCCTCTGCGGTCAGCCATGTTTCGTCATCCATCATACGGGACAGCAGCGCTTCATCTACCTTCTCTCCTGCCTTCTGCAAATATGCCTGCTTTCCGGCATTGTTGATGATATCCAAATCATCCGCCGCCTTCCGCAGTTCTGCGGCATTGCCATAGGAGAACATCCACATGTTATGAATCATCATCAGTGCATTTCTTGGCATAATGATTTCATCCCCTGCCATGGCAATCACAGAGGCAATGGAGCAGGCAAAGCCGTCAATGTAAACGGTTTTCTTCGCAGGGTGCCGCTTCAGCTGGTTATAGATGGCAGTACCCTCAAATACAGAGCCGCCGTAGCTGTTGATATACAGCTTGATTTCCGCAATATCTGCGTATTTTGCCAACTCCTCGCGGAAGGTATTTGCACTGGTTTCACTGCGAATCACCTCATCCGTCCACCAATCGTAGCCGTCGCTTTCCACATCGCCGTAAATATAGATTTCCAGTACACCGCTTTGCTGTGCCGCCTGTTTGATTTCCCACATGTTTTTCCTGTTCTTCATGCTTATTCACCTCCCTTCCCATCAACGCGGTGCATCGCACCGTCCAGAGTTTCAAAGTTTTTGGTAACAAAATGCTGATTTGCCCAAGGCTCATTGATTTTCGGCATTCCTGCCGCATCCAGTACGTCATTCACGCAGAACGCCGCAGAACCAATCAGCTTCTCGATATTTGCCGCATTGCCGAACAAATCGAAATGCAAAATTGCGGAGGTATCAATCTGCAAATAGGTGCCATCCTTCCATTCCGAAAAGCCGTACCGTTTGCGGTTGATTTCCTCCGAAAGCTGGTCGCAAAGAGGGTCAATACAAGTGGTCAGCCACCTTGTCATAGCATCCTTAGAATCTGCCACATCGCCGAAAATCAGCACAGGCGGAATCAGAAACCCTCTTGCCGTGAAGTCAAAAATATCATCCACCAAAGCACGAATATCTCTTGTGGAACGCTGTGTATCCGGATTTCCGCCGACATCCTCGTATTTGTACCCGTCAAATTCCGGCAGAACCCCGTTTTCGGATGTCAGAAACGGCTTTACCTGATTGCTTAGCATCTCGCCAAAGACTTCGTTCCACCCCTTCTTGCCGTCCTTGCCGTCACCGATATTCCCTGCGTTTGCAATCTGGCTGACATGTCCCTTCAGGTGTCTGCCGCTGCCCCACTCATAATTCTTCATTGCCGCCTGCACCAGTCTTATGTATGACTGATACAGCCCATCCAGTACAGGTCTGATGTCCTTATGGTTCAGCTTGAGATGCAGCACTTCGCTTTCCGGAAATGTCTTTTGATAGCTAACCTCGCCGACAACTACGCCCTGATATTCGTTTTCCTTCCATGGATGCTCTGCGGCTCTTGTAAAGCTGTCCGCAACCGCCAGATATTCCCGTCCTCCTGTTTTTCCGCCGCTGATAATCAGCACTTCATTCTCCTTGTAGAGCTGATAAATCAGCTTGTGCAAAAAGGCAGTACTGTTCTGGTTGGGGTTCGGCTCTACATTCCAGAGGTAATACTCCTCGCCCCTGTTTTCCTCATGCTTTCTGTAGGTCTTGAATGTGCATTTGCCGACTGCATTTGCAATCATCGCCACACAGGTATGAAATGCCAGCTCACGAATACGGTATTCCTCCAACGCCTGCTGTAATTCCAGAGAGGAAATCTCTGCCGTGCCGCCAATCCCCAGTTTAGATAATATCCATCGTTTGATACTGATTCCCATTTTCTCACCCCCTTTAAAATACAAAAGCACCCATTGTCGGAATTTGTACAGGTGCGCCATCGCCAAGAACCGATTCTATTGTCATCGCCGCTACAAATGCCATGAAGGCATCATTCTTGCGGCTTTTTGCCTCGATTTTCGCATAGATAAAGTTGCCCGTATCTATGCCCGATTTTATCTTTGTGCCCGATTTTACCCGCTTTGTGTTATTCACGCCCCACCGCAGATGGGGAACATTGCCCCAGTGCAGATATTGTCTGTTAAAGCACTCCTGAATCACAGGCTCAATCTGCATAATGTCGGACGGGCGTACCAGCTTGATATTTTTCTGCTCATCGCTGAAGCCAATCTTCCGCAGGCTTTCCGCAACCAGCGCATAGCGGTGATGGTCGAGCGCAAGCATTTTGACATTGTACCTCCGCATACTGTCCCAGATGTAATTCGCCAGTAAATCCGGATGAATCCCGACATCATCCACAACCGTAACCTCTCCGCGCTCCGCCCATTCCTTCCAAGGTGCTTTCACACGGTGCAGTGTTTTCGACCTTGCACAAATCCATGCATGATTGATGTCGAACCTGTCCGCACCTCTGCGGAAATGCAAATCCACCGCCGCCCAGTCGTCCAGCTCCGCATAGTCCACGCCTGCAACACAGCTCCACCCCGTCATATCAGGCAAAGGCTTATTTGTTGCCGCTACGTTTTCATATTCCGTAACTGCAATCTCCTTCGCACCGGAACGGATGCCCATTCGCTTTGTCATGAAATCCCCGTTCTGCTCCGGATGCTCCAGCCACTCCCTGTATTCATCCTCCACCTCTGCATAGAGCTCCGGAAGATACGGCAGGGACGGGTTTGCCATCTGCCAGTTTTCCGGATGATGCACCTGTGCCTTATCATTTAGACAGCAGATGAAGGGCAGGAAACCGTTGTCCTCCTCACCCTCAAAAAGAATCCTGCGCCCTCTCGCTAAGTAATCATCCAAAGGGCCGTCGGAAATATCGCCGTTTGAGGTAAAATAGCCACGCCTCGGCTGTGCCACCTTGCCTTGCCCTGTAGTAAAAACCTTGATGTTGTCATAGTTTTCATACTGATGCACCTCGTTGAAGATAACCTTGCCGCTGCGCAGACCATCTCGCCCCTTGGGGTTGTTGGTATGCCCCTTCATGACACCCTTGTTTTTCCGCCCCTGAATGACCTCTTTGGTGTGATAATAGTGTCTGCTCAGCTTCTTTTCCCATTTCGGGTTCTCCAGAACATCCACCAAGTCCAACTGCGGTCGCTTCGCTTGGTCCTCATTGTTGGCGCAGACATCCACGTCGTAATATTTTACAGGGTTGTAGGGGCTGATGCTGCACGCACCGTCAAAGGCAATAAAGCCATCCTTCCCTGCGCCACGCCCCACCATGGCAAACACAATTTTCCATCTGGGGCGGTTGTTGGATTTCCAATAGGTGCAGTCCCAAAGGGCAATCAGAAACTCCTCCCACGGGAACAGCTTTTCAAAACTGAAATACTTAGCCAAGCCCAAATATTTCTCCAGCTGCTCTGTATCCACATAAATTTCCTCTGTCTCAAAGCATTTTCGCACATGGGCGGCAAGGGCTTTCTGCTCCTCGCAGGCAATGCCGTTTTCGACAAGCTCAATATATTCCAAAATATGAGGATTTAACTCACAGCTCATCATCCTCACCGCCTGCCGCAGCCTTCGCCTTAACAGCCTGATCTTTAAATCCGAGTGCCGCCCAGATGGAAAGCATCTGACTGGAAACTCTCGTTGCAATGGTCAGAGATTTGTTATCCGTGGTGCCCTTCTGGTTCTCGCCGTTCTGGTATTCAATGAATACACCGCGTACCGAAATATCATCATTCAGCATCTGTAACCAGCACCAAAGGCGCATATATTCATCCACTTTATCCCTGTATGGCTCCGAAATCAGACCCCTGCTTTCCAGATCATCCTCAAGCTCTTTTTTCAATGCCTTATATTGTTTCGTTTTTTTATAATCCTTCTTTCCTGCCATCCTTTTTCACCTCTTTTTCGCCATCTACCACACCCTCATGCGTGTATTTTCAATTTTTCTGAATTGTCGCAAGTACAACCCGACCGAGCCAAAATGCCAAAAACCCGTTTTTTTCGAGGGGGGGTATCATATTTTTCAAATCAATCCCACCTCTCCTCGGTGATTGGCTTCACAGTCTTTCCGTATCGGTATCGCACCGTCCGCTCCGGATGCAAGTCCTCATGGCACTGCCTGCATACACTGACAAGCTGCCGCTCCTCTCCATCCCAGATAGATAACGCAAGGTCGGGTCTGTCCTTCAGATGCTTGACATGATGCACAATGTCCGCCCTGCGATACCTGCCTTTTCGCTTGCATATCTGACATTCATGGTTGTCCATCCGAAGAACCTCCGCCCGCAGCTGCTCCCAGTCCTTCCAGTGATAGAAGGAATCTACGTTGTCAGCAGAAATCTTCTCCTGTAATTTCAAAAGCTGTTCTCCCGTCATCCGCATCATCCTTCCACAAATAAAAAATCCCGATAAGCATTGTAGCTATCAGGATTTCTTTTGATTTCTTTTGATATTTCTATTGACATTTACCCTTTTTCGTGTTATTATATAAACAGAAAGGAGGTAGTGCAAAATGAAAAAAGACAAAGACTTTAAGCTAAAAATTGTCGAACTTGTAATCCAAGCAGTTATTGCCCTAGCCGCTCTGATTACAGCCATCAAATCTTAGCAAGTTCGGGGAGTAACCCTCCCCTTACTTCTTAGATAAAGTCAATGTCTCATGTTTATTATAACCAATCGAAAGGAGAATGACAATGAAAAATAAGATCTCTGTTTTCTCGCTCCTATTCTTTTTTATCTATGCGGTACGCACAGGCTGGACACCGATTTTAAAAATCCTTGTAATTTTAAATTCTGCCCTTGTGCTTTTACAGACAGCTTTACAATACAAGGAGGTTCTGCATAATGCCAGAAAATGAGTATATCTCTGTTACCCAATTCGCCCAGAAGTTCGGTAAGGATGTCGGCAATGTCCGCAAGCTGATTAAGGATGGTCGCATCCCTGCAATCAAAATCGGGAATCAGTGGGCAATCCCTGCCGATGCCGAACCTCCTGCCGATAAACGTGTGAAGTCCGGCGAATACCGCAACTGGAGAAAGAAAAAGGATTCTTCCGAGAAGGACCGCTGATGCGGTCTTTTTCTTTTTTCTCCATGGTATTACTATAACACAAAAGTACGTCCCTTTTGTCCGCAATTATTTTTTCTTGTCCAGAAGCCAGAAAAATTTTTTCCTGCGTTCATAGAACGCTGTTCTTCCGTATGGCACACCCAGATATTCCCAAGGTACGCCGTCCGCTACATTACTGAGGATGTATGTATAGATCTCCGCATCCGCTTCAATCGCCGTCTGCTCAATCATCTCTAAGTCCCGCTGCAGCTCCGTCCTTCTGATTGCTGTGCTCGCAGTCTTATCCGAAAGCCTGCCGCTACCACCACCGCTGAGCGGAGGTGAACCGACTTCCGTAATCGACCGCAGGAGCGATTGCTTTTCTCTGTATTGACGGCAGAAATATTTTAATTCTCTGTAGCGGTTGCCGGAGATATTATATCCGTCAAGCTTTAAGTCCCTGTCCTTCATGGCATCCCCTCATTCCCATAATTTTTATTTTCTTCAATATTCTTTCCCGCTTATTCTAAAGCATCTGCAAACTCATCATAACTTTTAGTTCTCCTCGGTCAGTTTTTCTGTCATTATTCAGCGCGTAATTTTAACTCTTAATACCCCCTTTTTCTTTAGGTGGATTTCCATTTTTTGTTCAAAACCTTGAAAATCATTGATTTTTCGGGAAATATTCCCTATCAAAAAATGCCAAACCCATGCCAAACTGCCAATACCCGTTTTGGCACTCCAAAAACCGTAATTTTCTAAGAAAAATACAGGTCATTTGGATGTAAAAAAGAAAGAATCTGATTGCACTTTTCCTCTCTTTTTACTCTGGTAGCCACCAGTTTTTCTTTCGATAAAAAATGTAATCTCCCATGTTTATTTGCCTGTTTTTTCTCTCGTTCTTTTTGCTTAAAATGGTCTGCCTGCTCTTGTAATTTTTCCGAAATTTACCATGACTTAATACCCTTCGCCTCGTTTACACTCAGCCCAACAATCCCTGCACTTTCCCTGCTGTCTGTTGCACGAAAATGTCCCTTTGGATGCTGTGGATACATGAATTCAAACATGGCATAGTTCGCCAAATCGCACCATTTTTTAAAGATTTTTCCCAATCAGCTTGGCTAAATCTTGGATAAAATTTACTTCTTGCTTGTTTAATTCCTTAGCAATTATCCAAGATGATCTCTATCATCTTTTATATTTAATTTCCTTTCCATCTTCCATCAATACCGTAATAGTATCTGGATAATTTGCAAAATATTGCTCGGCATGATATTTGCACTCTTTAATACTTTCTGGTTTAACATGATTCTTTTCGCACGCTTGACAATCGCTTTTTTCTTTGTATTGCGTATTGCAAATTTCACACTGGTACAATTTACATTCCTTCATTGTTTTCACTCCTCCTTCTCTCCAATGCCGCTTCCGCTTCCTCTCTTGTGAAATACAGGTTCTCATAGCCATACGGTTCCCATTCGTCAGCATACTTGACAGCCTTTACCGATACATCCTGCACCTTGTGCTCGCTGATATAAAAATAGTGGTTCGGTACGGTTTCCTCGATGATTTCATACACCGTATCCCCCACCTTGCAGGGCAGCACCAACAGCCGCCCCTCCGCATCCGCTTTTACCATCCGCAGAATGTTTTTATAAAACACCTTCTGCTCCGTGCAAAAATCCATGCTTGCCAGTTTTTTCGCCATTTCTAACATTCTTTCTTTTGAAATTTTCATTTTACATCTCTCCTATCTCCATCTGTTCCGCCACAGGCGTTTCCCATTCCACAC